GAACAACAAACAATAGAGCTGTATAGTTCTTGTTCTTGATAGTAGTGAAGCTTTCAGACTTGATAGCAAGAATCTAACAAAAGAACAGAAAGTGATAGAAATATCCAATGACTGGGACTAGACAAAACAATGGAAATGTGAGATACTGCAATGGCAGTCAAGTGACTGTTTTTATTAAAGGTGAATATCATGATGACCAAAATCTTTCAATCCCGCGACTCTGTGAAGTTCGCCCACCTCGAAACTACCGATGCTGCGCAAGCTGGACGACTGATCCAAGTCTCTTTCCGTGCTCCTGCCCGCTTCGCTGCCTGCTTTGTGCCAAATGCTGCATGGGATGCCCTGAATGTGAGCGTGGGTGATGCACAGTACCGTGCTTTGCTCGACGCTGTGCTGGAGAAAGCAGCAAAGAGCATCCTTTCTGCCCGGCTGGAGAACATGAGCGTATTCCCGAGCGAGATTGATGATAGCATCTTCTCTGCTGACGCCATTCTGAGCGAGGCAGCAGGCAATAACACCGAGTGGCTCAGTAAGGAAGAACTCACCGCAGCGTGGGAGAAGAGCGCGACCCGTGCAAAGCTGGTGGGTGGTGAGCGTGCATCACGCTATGCTCAAGATGCCAACTATCGTAAGGCCGTGAATGCTTACGCTGACATGGTACTGAAGCTGGCAGGCAAGACAACTACCTACAAGCCGGAAGAATGTGACAAGATTCTGGCCAAGCTGGACGCTGCTGACCTGGAGACGGAACTCGGTGCATTCATTGTGAAGCGACTAGATCAGATCAGCAAGAAGCCTGCACGCACTGAGGTTGATCTGGATTGCTTGTGAGCTTCCAAGCTCTGACTGTCTAGTCTTGTTGACAACCTGCCCACCTAGTAACGCGCATGCGTGAACAGTGGGCTTTTTTGTGGACCGTGCGCAAATGCGAATGATTCTTATTTGCATGCTGCGCCACTCAATAGCCATCCTTCGGATGGAGAACAAATACAGAGGGGGAGGGGCCCTTTTAGGGCTCTATGGCTCCGCATATCCTATAGCAGCTCTCCAAAATTTCTAAATTTTTTATTACCCCATACACAGCATAAATAACATCACCTCACTTCATCCCACTAATTACAATTTTCAGTAGATTTGAAATCTGCAATCTTCCTGCTTCTCTCTATACTATTCATATCATTAGTATTGATTCGCGCCTAGGCGCCACCAGTCCACTTCAGCCGTCATCTGAGGAATATCATGCCATCTCCTCTTTCCTATATCTACTCCTCAATTGACTCTCTAAAACGTCAGTTGTTTGATGCAGTCGCAAATCCAGTTGCGCACGCAGAGAAGAGTATTGGCTATGGGCTGGACAAGTCCAACAAATTCAGGGAACAGCTAGCCACTGCAAACAGCAATTCTGTGCTTGTTTCAAAGGAAGAGAAAGCTGGCGCCCAGGCGCAACTTGTTGATAGCATGATGGGCATGCTCGCAGGAAATGCTGGAATTATCGTGCCAGTGGGCGCTGTACCAAAGAGTATGATCTCTTCAATCCATGCTCAGCCTCTCACGGGAAAGCAAGTAGCCACCATTCCTCAATCTCTACAGAAACTCAATGAAGATATCATCGAGCAGGTGGGCGCCGACCCAAAAACAGGGGAGATGCTCTACAGAGTAATGGCGGGATATTCTCCTGCTGATCTCTTTACCAAGCACTCAAGCCTTCCCCCTGATCTTGTAGAATATCTCAGCAATCTTAAACTTGTTGCAAAAGATGGCCCACGTGCATCAGGAAGTTTCTCCCCATTAGACGATACTATTTCTCTTGCACCTGCAACTCGCAGAGAGCTTCTCAGTACTGGACTACATGAGGTTTCTCACAGTGGGCAGTATCTATACGATATGCCTATGGGTGGCTCTCCAAAAGAGTTCATTTCTCCAAATAACTACCGTAGACTTGCTACTGCTCAGCAGGTAGTAGAAGACAGACTAAAGCAAACTGGCGTAACTAGGCAGCAATATGCAAGCATGGCGCCAAAAGAAGCTGTAGGGAGCAGGGAGGCAGTCCTCTCTTCTCCAGAATCTCTCAAATATCTATTCTCTTCTCTGCAAGGCTACAAGAAGGCAGCACATCAAAACTATTTGCGCCTAGCTGGAGAGACTGAAGCAAGACTTGTGCAGAAGATGTTCGAGGAAAATCTCTACCCAGACAACCCTAAACTCCTTATGGAGAGCATGGGGTATCCTGAATCATCTCTCATCCCCCGCAGTGCCATCAGGGATAATATGGTAGATTCTGATGGAGTCTTGTCAGACTTATTGAATCTTGTGTTGGGGGCCCCTGCAGGATCTGCAACAAAAGCTGGGAGCAAACCATGAGCATGATCGATCAAGACAAAGTCATCAAGTATCTCTCCCAAGGTATCAGCACCAAGAACATTGCTGATGCTATGGGCTGCGATGAATCCTATATTTCTCAACTCAAATCGGATGAAACCATCCAACAGAAAGTTGCAGAACTGCAAGCAGACTACGCAGTCAAGGATGCATCGTTCGATGAGATGCTGGACCGTGCAGAAGAGAAAGCTCTGGAGCGAATTGAGAAAACTCTGCCATTTGCCAATACTTCCCAAGCACTGGCTGCATTCAGGATTCTGAACACTGCTCGCCGGCGGAAAGATGGCCCTGTCACGCCAGAAGTTCATGTCACTAATGTCATATTGCAACTTCCAGCTACTGCTGCACCTCGCTATATCATGAACGATAGAAGTGAGATTGTGGAGGTGGAAGGAAAGACTATGGTCGCTGCAAATCCTCACCAGCTTCCTGCTCTGCTGGAAATGAAAACAGGAAAAACTCTTACTCCTGTTGTCTCTGACTTGGACAAAGCAGCAGCTCGTTTGCAGACTCTTACTCCGACAGGTCGCGCGCCTAGGCGCCTTCCCTCTGTCATTTCCCCTGACATGATCTAACTCTTACGAAGAGCTATGGCAGATACAACACAACTGGGGACGAACGCTGGCAGTGCGATGAAGATGGCTAAGGAAGACTTGAACTTCCTAGCCATGCTGGCCGCTCCTGAGACATTCTTTTTACTATTCCCTCCTTTCTATCTTACACTATTTCAGCTTCTCACAGCATTCAAAAAGCGCGTGGAGCGCTTTGCTATTGGTATTCCTCGTGGCTTTGCAAAAACCACATTCATTAAGATCTTGTGCGTTTGGTATATTCTATTCTCTCACAAGCGCTTCATCCTTATTGTTGGTGCGAGTGAAGAACTAGCAGTTAACACAGTCTCTGACATTTGCTCCCTGCTCTCTTCCCTTAACATTGTTAAGCTGTTTGGTCGCTGGAACACAGAGGCAGATGTGGAGCAGCAGGGCACAAAGGTGTTCTACTTCCGTGGTAGAAATATTATCCTCAAAGCCATCGGCGCAGAAACTTCTGTGCGTGGTATCAACAGAAACAACGATCGTCCTGACGTTATTATCATGGATGACGTGCAGCGGAAAGAAGATGCAGAGAATCCAGAACTTGCAGCTAAGCTCTTGAAGTGGATTCTTGGTACGCTGTCACTTGCTCGCTCTAACGAAGGATGTACCTATATCTATGTGGGTAACATGTACCCGCGTAATTGTATTCTGGAAAAACTCAAGAATAACACGCAGTGGACCAGCTTCATTGTTGGTGGCCTGTTGGCAGATGGCAGTTCACTGTGGGAAGAACTCAAGCCTGCAGAAGATCTTTTGGAAGAGTGGCAGTCGCTCAAAGAACTTGGGGAGGAAGATATCTTCATCTCTGAGATTCTCAACTCAACGCAGATCACTCCATCTTCAGGCTTGAATCTCTCTCTGATTCCAGAGTGCCCTTCCTATTTCCTTGAAGTAGAACCTGACGGCAGCTTTATTCTCATTGACCCTTCCTCTGCTAAGAAGACTGCAGATGATTGTACTATTGAGCACTATTCTGTTGTTGACGGTGTTCCTATCTTTGATGATATGGAGCATGGAGTATTCACCCCTCTTGAGACAATTAAGGAAGCACTGCGCCTAGGCGCCAAACACAACACTCGCCTAATTTGTGTAGAAGACGTTGCGTACCAGTCTTCCTTGTTGTTCTGGTTTGAGCATATATGCGAACAAGAGGGTATCTCTGGCTTTGAGTTTATGCCGACTTCCCCTAAAGGGCGAGCTAAGAATGATCGTATCAAGAGAGGACTTCTTCGCTGCATTAAGGGAGAGACCTATCTGCACCCTAAAGTGCGTTCTCTTGTTATCTCTCAGGCCGCAGAGTGGAATCCTATGAAGGTCACAAACAAGGATGATATTATTGACGGCTTGGGCTATGTTGAAGAAGTACTGCAGGATTACTCGGAACTTATTGTCAAGAACACATTCGATTTGGATGGGGCGAATCACGGCGGCGCATCGCATACTAGTGATATTGTACTTCCATTTTGATTCCAACCCAAGGACAGCTCATGGCCGCCAAGCCCAATATTTCTCTCTTCAGCACACTCTCGATTCCACAGCGCAAAGAACTTCTGCACTACGCAAAATCATGTGCTGAAGATATGTGCAGCGGTCTTGGAGAATTTCGCACTCTTCTGCGCTATCGAGATAAAGCATACCAGCGTCAGCTGAATACTACAGCTGAACACATCCGTGCAGTTCGCGCTAATCTTGAAGGACGCCCACGCGCTCTGCAGGATATGACTGTGCCTATTATCATGCCGCAGATTGAATCTGCTGTTGCGTACCAAGCTGGCGTGTTCCTCACCAGCTATCCAATCTTTGGGGTTGTCAGTACTCCGCAGATGCAGTCTGCTGCTCTCCAGTTTGAAACTGCGTTGGGCGATCAAAGCATCAAGTACGGCTGGGCGCGAGAACTCATCAAAGTTCTGCGCAATGGGTTCAAGTACAACTTTGGCCCAGCTGCTGTCATGTGGGAAAAGACTCCACTCAAGCAGATTGTCACGAACACGGATGCAAACATGGCAGCAGGTACTGCTAAGCTCAGCGAGTACAGCTATGGCGGAAATTTTATCAAAGCCATTGACCCATATAACTGCTTCATGGATATGACAGTGGCTCCTAGCCAACTGCACATTGATGGGGCATTCTTTGGTTGGAATGAGATTGTTCCCAGGGTCAAGCTCCGCAGAATGCTGCAAACACTGGATGCGCAGAAAACTACTCATGCACGTGAGGCGTACGAATCTAACTTTGCAGGTGCTACCGTTGACATGGATAGCGCAATGAGTTACTGTGTTCCGGAAATCAATCCATTCCTCAAGCTTGGCACTACGAGTATGCTTGGTCAGACTCATTGGGGTAAGTGGATGGGGCTGCCAGGCACGAACAAGAGTTCTATTGCGTACAAAGATACGTATCTTGTCACGCACTTCCTCTGCCGCGCTGCGCCGTCCGACTTTGGGTCTGTTGGCAACATTCCCAAAATCTTCCATGCGATCATTGTGAACTGGGAATGGGTTATCTTTGTGGAGGAGATGAATGTTGGCCATGACTATCTCCCGTGCGTGATCGCCACTCCACAGGATGATGGACTTGGGTACCAGACGCAATCCATGCTGGACAACGCTATGCCGTTCCAAGACATGGGCTCGTCTCTCTGGAATATTGCACTTGAGAGTAAGCGCCGCCAGATTTTTGACCGACTTGTCTACAACCCTAAGCTTATCGACAAGAAAGATATTGATCCTGCCAGCTCCGTTGCGCGCATTCCTCTGCGCAATGCTAGCATGGCAAAAGATCAGAATGCTATGACATCTGCCGTCTACCAGATTCCGTATCGCGAAGATAATATGGCCAGCACCCTTCAAATGGGTGAGATGATTTCAGGCATGGCAGATCAGGCAGCAGGGCAGAATCGCGTGGATCGTGGTCAGTTCCAGAAAGGTAACAAGACCAAGACAGAGTTCACGGAGACTATGCAGAATAGCAACAGTCGCCAGCAACTCGCAGCCATTTCCCTTGAGCAGCAGTTCTTCACGCCCGTCAAAGAGATCATCAAGAGCAATACTCTCCAGTTCCAAACGACGGGCTCCATCCTCAATAGGGATCGAAAGCAGATCGTTGATGTAGATCCAATTGAGTTGCGCAAAGCCATTCTTGAGTTCAAGATGACCGATGGTTTGCTGCCTGCGGACAAGATGCTCAACACTGAGCTTATTACAGTGTTCATGCAGACTGCCCAAGCTCTGCCTCAGCTGACCACCGAGTACGACATCTTGGGTATGATGATTTATTGGATGAAACTGCGCGGCGCAACGTGGCTTGATGAATTTAAGCGCAGTCCGGATCAGCAGCAACAGGCGTTGAGCAGTATCCGTGCTGTAGCAAACGCGCAAGAACCGCAGCAGCCGCAACAACCTGCTGCTCCTATTGCGCAGTAATGGAGAGCAATAATGCCTGCCCCAGATTTCTCCAGTAAATTCTCTCGCTACAATCTCTCTGAGCAGGAGAGCATTGCAGCGCTTCAGGTTTCTGATCTGTACCTGATGTACCTGAAGAACAAAATTGCAGACTACGCAGAAGCTGTAGTCGAAAAAGAACTTCCCTTCTCTGCTGATCCAACTAAGCAGGTGGAAGCTATCCTTGCCCATGAGAAGCTGAAGCACTTTGTAGAAGCTTATGAGGAACTCATGAGTGAGATCATCCAAGCACTTCCTCAGCCAACCTCAACCACCCTGGAGTAAATCATGGCCTTCCTTCCTGGTATCTTTTCCAAGTCTCCTGCACCTGCACCTGCTGCTCCTGTTGTGCAACAGCCCGCACCTGCTGTTGCGCCCAGTGCGCCAGCGTCGCAACAGCCCGCACCTGCAAATCCCAACGCAGCTCCTGCTGCTATGCTCACGAACAACGGCCAAGGTACTCCCAATGCTGGCGGTCCGCAGCCTGCTGATCTTTCCAGCTATGCTACGCTGTTCAAGCCGCAGCCGGTTGACCCCAATGCTACCAAGCCGTTGACACTGGCAGATCCTATTCTCAGCCCGGTTGATCCCGCAAAACTGCGCGAACAGGTGCAGGCAGCAAACTTCACCAGCAATATCCCTGTGGAGACTTTTCAGAAAGCTCTTGGTGGTGATGTTGCCGCATTCCAGGATGCAATCAATGCAGCGGCCCGTGAAGCATTCGCAGCTGCTACCCAACTCTCGCAGGGCATGGTTGAACATGGTTCGCGCACTGCCGCGGAACGTGCACTTGGACAAGTCGATTCGAAAGTACGAAATCACCTGCTGCGAGTGCAGAATACTAGCAATGAGGTCCTCAGCAATCCCGCAGTTTCTCCTGTGTTCAACGCAGTGAAAGCGCAGATTGCACAAGCCCAGCCTCACCTGACACCGGAAGCGGTGCAAAAAGCAGCAGAAGGTTATTTCACTGAAATGGCATCTGCTCTTACTGCCCCTCAGCGCCAAGCTGAAGAAGCCAAGACCGCACCAAAGCAACAAGATTTCTCGTATCTTTTCTCTTGATCATCTTCTCTTATTCTTTGTGCTGAGCACAGAAAGGTAATTCATCATGTCCGTCGGACTCATTTCATCCGCAAGCGCACCGCAGAACCTGAATGCGGTAAGCTTTGCATCTGCAATCACACGACTGATGCCGAACGGCTCGGCTCCGCTGGTTGGCCTGACCTCGCTGCTTTCTGACGAAACTGCGAGCAATATCGAGCATGGTTACTTCACCAAGACCATGATCTTCCCGTCCATCACCGTCAACGCAGCGCACGTTGCTGGCGACACCACTCTGACCGTGGTTGCTGCTACGAACGCTGATGTTGTTCCCGGTGACATGCTGCTGAACGAGACCACCAACGAAGTGGTGCTTGTGACTGCTGCCACTGCTGGTGCTACCACCATCAGCGTGCAGCGTGCTGTTGGCACCACCGCAGCTGCCAGCATGGCTGCTGGTCAATTCCTGCGTACGATTGGCAATGCCTTCGAAGAAGGTTCTGTCCGTCCGAGCGCAGTGAACATCATCGCTACTCGCTACGTGAACAACACGCAGATTTTCCGGAACAGCTGGGCAGTTACCAAGACTGCTGCTGCCATTCCGCAGATCGCAGGTTCTGGCCACGTCAGCGAATCGCGCCAAGACTGCGCAGCTTTGCACGCTGTGGCCATCGAGAAATCTCTGTTCTTCGGCGAGAAGTACATGGGTACTCGCAATGGTCAACCTTTCCACACCATGGAAGGTATGATTCCGCGTATCAAGGCTGCTGCTGCCGGCAACGTCACCACGCTTGGCGCTACCACCAACTGGACGCAGTTTGAAGCTGCTCTGGACGTCACGCTGCAAACTGTGACCGATCCCAAGTCCAGCAACATCCGCACTGTGTTCCTCGGCGGGACTGCTCGTCGTGTGATTCACAACATTGCGCGCTTGAACTCTACCTACCAGATTACCTCCAGCGAAACCAGCTGGGGCCTGCAACTGGATACCATTCGCACCCCGCGCGGTACTTTCGAGATGATTGAGCATCCGCTGTTCAACGCATACGGCAGCACCAGTGTCTGGGCCAAGATGGCAGTTATCATGGACCTGAGCGCATTCTCTCTGGCATATCTGCGTAAAACCAGTGATGCCAATTACAACGCTGCTGGTGCGCTGGTGGATAACGGTGTTGATGCTGAAGGCGGTACGCTGACCACGGAACTGACCAACACCATCAAGAACCCGGCTGCATTCGGCATCATCTACAACTTCACCGCTGGCGCAGCTGGCTAATCAGTGAAGGTCTCTAGGGGAGCTGGCAACCAAGCTGGCTCCCTTCTTCTTGTCTTCTCCAAATTAAGGAATTATCATGGCTGTCGGTACTGTTTCCTCTGCTCAAAACCTGGGCGCCACTCAGCAAAAAACTTTGGTCGCAGGCGAAAAGCTGGCCACTACGCAGGCTGCGCTGAAGTCGTCCAAATCCAAGACTTACTACCATCAGACCCCCGGCGCAAACTTCTTCATGCCCAATGGCCTGCAGATCCAGTTCCTTGGTGGCTCGTTCACCACTGAAGAGCCGGAAATCATCGCAGAACTGGATGCCGTTGCAGACAAGTCTGCTAGCATGATTACCAGCGATCGCAAACGTCAAGCTGTGCTCGCTGAGCAGGAACTCGCGCCTGCCAAGGAAGTCACCGCTGCTGCTCAGCAGTAAGCACTATCAGCAATAACTCGTAAGAGTTCAGTCGAGTGAGCACGTAATGGCATCCCTTGCAACTATCACCGCACTTGTTGTTGAGCAAACTCGCCGACCTGAGGTTGGCAATGTAACGCTTGCAGCAATCAAGAGTGCAGTATTGCGTGCTCACCACACTGACTTCTTCCCTAAAGATCTCGCCACTGTTACGCTTCCGTACACCATTCCTACAAACTCACCGGTGTACATGGATTTTTCCAGCATCTCCAACACAGCCGTAAGCAATAGGAGCCTGAAAGCTGTGTATGGCGTGGACCCAATTACTCTTCGCCACCAAGAGAAGTTGGAGTATCGTGAGTTGGACGATTTATACGATCGTGATAATGTCATGCGCCCAAGCGTGTACAGTCTTATTGGTGATACGCTGCGAATCTATCCGCAGGTGTGGACCGGGGCGCTTGAAATTATCTACTACAAAAATCCTGCATTCACAGACGTGGACGTCACCAGTTGGATTGTGGACATGTATCCCAACGAGATTGCCAACTGGGCCGCAGGCATTGTGTTTGCTCGTACAGGCTTTGCTGAGATGGCGCGAGACTTTCAAGACACTCATGTTAAGCCCTTCAAAGAGATGCTCATTGCATCTCATTTGCTTGGTAATGTGAACTAATCTTCTGGAGAATTTTGTGGCAACTTACATCCCCAATGCTGACGATTCTACGCAGCCTACGGAAGACAAAGAAGTGGAGACTGCGGCGCTTGAATTTCGTACCCACAAAGCTAAGACGCTTCGTGCAGTATATTTTCCTGCAACTGACCTAGCAAGCAACAGGGCTGAACTGCCAGCAGCAGCTGATCGTGCAGGTAAGTTCTTCAAATTCGACGAATCAACAGGTCAACCTGTTGCCAGAGATTTTACCACTACTGCACTAGAGACTGGTGTATTTGGTGAAACTCTGTTGGCTGTAGATACTGCATCCGAGGCTCGCAGTCTTGTTGATGTATACAGCAAGTCCGAAACAGTATCCATGCTTGGAGCGCGCAATCGGATTATCAATGGTGCGATGATAATTGCGCAGCGGGGCACGTCGTTTATTTCTCCTGCGGCTGGAGCGTATACATTGGATCGTTGGCTTCAACTGTCCAGTAACGACGGAGCGGTCACCATAACGCAAAATTCTGATGTACCTGCCGACAACGAGTTTCAGAGTAGCCTGCGCGTAGCAGTTACGACTGCGGACGTCACTATTGCAGCCGGACAGTACAGCACAATTCGTCAGTACATAGAAGGTTACAATGTTCGTGACTTGATTGGTAAGACATTTACACTATCTTTTAGAGTGCGCTCCAGCAAAACTGGCGTGCATTGTGTCGCGTTTGTAAATGACGGCGGCGATCGCTCGTTTGTGTGTGAATACACTATCACCGCTGCAAACACCTGGGAAACTAAATCTGTATCAGTAGTCGGCGGCTTAACGACTGCAGGTTCTTGGAATTGGACCAGTGGACGTGGACTTGTAGTATCTTTTGTCTTGGCAGCAGGCGCTACATACCAAACAACTGCAGACGCCTGGCAGGCAGGAAATTTCATATCTACGGTAAATCAAGTAAATTGTTTGGATGCTGTTGGAAACATCTTCGCTATTACAGGCGTCCAGCTGGAAAAAGGCAGTGTTGCTACGCCCTTTGAGTATCGTAATTATGGGCATGAGCTGCTTATGTGTCAGCGTTATTTTTCTTACGCTATTGGTTCCGTGCGTGGAAACGCTACAGCTGCTGGACAATATTTATGTTCGCAAGTATACTATCCTGTCCAGATGAGGGCAGTACCAGCAACGTCTGCGTCAGGAGGTGCTACTAATCTAGGCACAGTAACACTCCATCCGGGGAGTTTGAGCTCATTTAGGCTTGAGATACAATCTACTGGAGCAGGAGACGTGTATAGTGTGGACAGGCTTATTACGTTGAATGCAGAACTGTAACAACTAAGGAGTCACACATGCTCACTCTTCTCACCCTCCTCGGATACTACGCAGTAATCCCGTATAAACGCGGCGGACTGTGGAAAATTCTTGCGATTCCTGCTTTCTTTGTTGCAGTGCTCGATATCATTGCCAATTATACTGAGTGGAGCTGGATCTTTGGCTATCCTCCAAAAGGCTGCACTACCATCAGCAAGCGCCTTGACTGGATGGAAGTAAATGATCCTCTGCCGTCACGCCGTGAGTTTGCTCACATTGTCAATGTTCTGCTGAATGCAGGGGAAGACGATGGGCATCACTAAGAAACTGGTATTGGCACTATTTGTGCCATTAGCCTTGTGTGCAGAAGCAGGTGCACAGCCTGTCATGCTATATACCTGTCAGCCCTTTATCAAAAATGGTAGGGGCTATTATTTTGTCGAGCCTATCGCGCATGTCGGACAGTACGGTGTCCATTTCGCGTGGGCATGCAAAGATCACGACTCTGACAGAGTCACTCCATTCTTCTACTCCTGCTCATATGATGCTTGCAATGCTGAGCAGTTATCTCGCAGTCTGTGGCGCGTGGCGACAGGTCAGGCCACGCTGGCGAAGGAGTGGGCGCAATACAGCACTCTTCAGTTTCCTGCCACTAAGGACGATGCGCATTACCCACTCGCCGCCGAGGCGCAGGAAGTGCTCAACCAACTCAAGGATCGTATTAACATTGCAAAGGAACAGGAATAATGGATGCGCAAGACTCTGGATTCAAGGAACTTTCAGAGAAGCAAGTAGAAGAGATCGCAGAGCGTGCAGCTGAGAAAGCTGTTGCTAAGATCACTGACGAAGTTTATAGGCAAGTTGGCAAGTCTATCATTCAAAAACTGACCTGGACCATCGGCGCAGTTACCGTTGGTGCTGTGTTGTACTTTGGCAAAATAAAAGGAGGTGTGTGATGGCACCTATCGTTGCAACGCTCGCTAAAGCTGGACTTAACCTGCTGGCCAATGTTGTCATGACCAAGGGCAAAGAGGCAGTTGAGGAGAAGTTTGGGATTGATCTGTCCAAGCTCACAGCTTCCGAAGAAGGGCTTATCAAACTCAAGCAGATCGAAGTTGAGCATGAAGAATTTCTGGTGAATGCTGCACAGCGTGAAGCGGAGCGCGAACTGGAGGGCTTCAAAGAAGAAGTCAAGGACAAAGATTCTGCACGTGAGCGTGATGCCGAGTTCTTGAAAGCTGGCACCCGCAACTACCGAGCTGATATTCTTGTGCTCATCGCAGCTGTAAGCGTGGCTGCACTGGTGTATCTTGTCTGGGATACGCCTGATATCAATGAGTATGTGAAGGGTATTGTCACTCTTGTGCTTGGTCGCATGCTGGGCTACATGGACAATATCTACAACTTTGAATTTGGCACCACTCGCAGCAGCAAGCAGAAGGATGCTACGATTGAGCAGCTGAGCTCTCGCAATAAAGGAGAATAACTGTGAGCCTCGTACAAGAGCAATTCCTCTTTATTCAAGATGTTGCACGTCTCATTGAATTCTGTGCAGACCACAACTTTGTGATTACTGCAGGCGAACTGTATCGCCCGCCAGAAATGCAGAAGATTTACGTCCAAACTGGACGCAGTAAGACCATGAACTCTAAGCATGGTCAGCGACTTGCCATTGACCTGAACTTCTTCAAGGATGGCAAGCTGATTTACGATGTTGGTGTCTTGCGCCCTGTCGGTGAGTTCTGGCAATCACTTTCCCCCAAGAACAGTGCTGGCATGTTCTGGAAATCCTTTAAGGATGTTCCTCACTTTGAGCGGAGAGTGTAACCATGGCTGTTCAGCGCTTCAAAGTATCAATGAACAACGCGGTGTTTCCTTTAGTCTCGACCAAGGCACCGCGTGCAGTATTTGTGCCGCAACTGGATAGTGCACCTCGCCAGAACCGTGGGTTCACTGGCACTGATGATTCCGTGGATTTCAATCTGGCTCAGATTCTCTACGGCGAGAATTTCATGCCGATTGGTGAAGGTGTGCGGAGTGTTGGTTACGAGTCTGTTGTTGGTGCCACAGTAAACAATGATTTTGACCAGATTTTTCCACTGAGGGATTCGGAAGAGAACACAGTTCTGTACTCTCCTGCACGGGGACAGAATTATGTCTATGATGATGTTGCCAGTGCTTGGACCACTGACCCATATGCAGATGTGTGGGCGCCAACTGTACTAGCTGCTGGACTTGATCCTGCTGACTCGTCTGTGACGTATTCTTATGTTGATGGCAAGACGTTTGTATGCTACTCACGCCTGAAGAGCAATGCTGGTTCTCCCACTGATATGAGCATCATGCAGTGGAATGAGTCCACAAAAGCTCTAGTTCCTGCCACTACTATTCTAGCAAATGTGCCATTTGCTGCAGGTGAAATTGATGGCATCTCTGCGTCTAATGGATTCTTGTTGATGTGGAGTGGACTGAGTGTAGCTTGGGCACCGTATAACGGTACTGCGTTTGATTTTCAGCCATTTAATAATGGGGCATTTACTGGCGCTGGCAATCAAATCCCTGAAGATGTAAAGGGCAAAATCACTGCGTTGATTGCTGTGCCCGGTGGATTTATTATCTTCACAGCTAGAAACGCTGTAGCTGCAAACTACTACGCGCAGTCGCTGTCTGCTCCGTGGGTGTTCCGTGAGATTTCTGGTGCAGGTGGCATTGAAGATTATGAGCAAGCCACTGTGTACTCCTCCATGGGGGAAGTATATGCCTATACAACAGCAGGTATGCAGAAGATTTCACTGAACAGTGCAGAGACTGTGTATCCTGAAATCAGTGACTTTATTGCTGGGCGCCAAACGGAGCGCTATGACTTTGGTACTCACGCTCTCCTTAAGGGCGGAACCACTGTTGACTTGTTCACCAAAGTCACTTCCATTTCGACGCGCTTTGTAGTAGTGAGCTACGGATACTATCCTGGCATCTTCAGCTATGCCATTGTAATCGATCTTGCAATGAAGCGCTGGGGAAAACTCAGGATCATCCACAAGGATTGCTTCTACTACACTCAACAGACACAGCCAGGAGCACTCACGTATAGCATGATGCATGATGTTACCTATGCAGCTGCTGGTGGCGATGCTCTTGTGTATGATGCATCTGCCGCGCCCACGCAAGCAACTTCTGTAGCACAGCACTCTCTTGCTTTTCTGCTCTCCACTGGAGAGGTGAAAGTTGCAGTGTGGACGGACCAAGCACGAACTGAGGATGTTGCATGCCTCGTTATCGGCCGTGTGCAACTTACCAGAAGCAGCAACATCCAATTGAATCGAGTAGAGGCAGAGGGCATGGAAAGTGGAAACATGTTCATTGCACCTTCCGCAAATGGTAGAACTCTAACTACTCCAATCGCTCTGATAGATGTGGAGCGCGTCGATGGCTATCTGTGTCAGGGTGAGATGATTGACTGCCTGAATTTCAACCTCATGATTGAGGGCAGCTTTAATCTTACTACCTTGATTCTTGAAGCAACTACAACTGGCAAGGTGTAGTCATGAAATTCGGTATTGACATTGGCCTACCTCAATATCCTGCAGGCCTGAACGATAGGGATGCAGGTTTGGTTCTACCGCTCTATAAAGCAATGACCTCTCTAGCACAAAAAGCTAGTGCAGGAACAGGACAGCTGCAACTCTCTGAGAGTGAGATGGCGCTCTCCGATCAGTTTGACCAGCTGCTAACCCATAGATTTAATCACCTCAAAGTGCAGGCAGGTGAAACAATTGGCTATGGGCAGGCTGTTAATCTCTATTTGTCAGGTGGCATTGTTATGGCAAGAAAAGCCAACGCGACAGATACCACCAAGCCATGTCATGGACTGTGTGACAATCCTACAGGTCTTTCAGCGGGCCAGTGGGGAGAGATTATTTTCATGTCAGGTCGCAGTCAAGGTATTGCAGGAACTGTGTTCGGTTCCCGCTACTTCCTCAGCACTACTGCTGGTGGCGTTCAGCTATCTCCTCCAAGTACTGCCGGCAACCTTGTGCAGATTGTGGGAGTTGGCCTAGGCAGTGCTGGATTCTATCTACAGATTGTTCCAGGTGGGGCGTGATGCTTTCCTCCTTGCTATTAGCAACCTTGCTAAGATTTGAACCTACGCAACTAAGCACACCTGCGTACAATGTAATTCATCGTGTAAAGGATATTGTCATGGCAACTCCTGTCTCTGGCCAACCGGTACAAACTAATTCAGGTGATCAGCTGAGTCAGCTGTCTAACCTGCTTGCAACGCTGTTTGGTAGCAAAACCACACAGACTGGTACTGCTGACACGTCTGCGCTTACAGCTCTCTTGAGCCAATTGCAAGGACAAGATTACACTCAGCTGTTGAATAGCATCTTTGCGCAGGCAGGAGGTCAGATTCCTGGAATGCAGGCAGCCTACAGTAACGCTGTTGGCGCTCGCTCTGGCAGCAATTCTGCCGTGCAAGCTAATCTTGAGCGACTAATGCAGCAAACTGCACTTCTGGGGCAGCAGCAGGTTGTACAGCAGCAGCAGGCTAACCAACAGCTGCAAGGGCAAGTAGCAGGCAACATCGCCAATGCTACTCGCGGAGCAGTTACCAAGCAAGCTGGGCAGGCTAAGAGCTTGGCAGGAACACTCGCGCTTGCACAGGCTGCACTGAAGTTGACAGGCGCAAACAATTTCGAGGAAATGTGGAAGAAGATGAACGGCGGTTCGCCTGCAGCTAGTATGCGTGGTAGCAACGGTGCGGTAATGGGCAATCTTGCTCCGCTATCCATGGGCCCTGTGCAGTCTGTTGACGGTGCACTTGCCCCACTTGATTCATCTTTTGATATGTACCTTGCTAACAGCTCTATGCCACTGGAACTTGGCGGCACTGTCGGCGCTGCTCCCAGCTTTGGTGAAGTTGGCGGCATGGTGCCTGGCGATGCCTATCAACCAGGCTATCAAATCAACAATCCTGTGTTGGACCTTGGCGTACCTGGCTATGCGGCTGGAGACATGTATCAGCCTGGAGCTACTCAAGGATTTGATGACCTCAACCTCGATGAGTTCTTGGTTGGCAATCCTGTGTACGATTTCTGATCAATTCCAGCAAGGAGAAGATAATGGCAACTATTCAAGCTGGTGGAAGTCGCAGGAGCGCTAATCCGCTCTACACTCCATACACTCCAACAAAGAGCACTGCTGACAATAGCATTCCTACTCAGTCGGTTGACGAGCTGATGCGCCGGCAGCTAGTTGCTGCTCTGCCTGCCGAGCGTCAACCGACTGATATGTCAGAAGTGTTTGGCATGGGCACAGCTACTTCCTCTGGAAGTGGAACTGATCGCACTTTTGGTGGCGCAGCTGATCCCGCACTTGGCGGTATGATTGGCAACATTGGTAGAGTCAGTTCTGCCCTTGGAACTATTGCAGGCAACGCAGATGCTAGCATGGCAGGCGGAGTGCTGGGACTTGCCGGTAATCTCAGTAAATCCAAGACAGACCAACAGGCACTTGGTAGTTTTGTTGGGCCTGCCCTGAGCCTTGCAGGTGCACCAACAGGTGCAATTGGTATTGCAAGTGGCCTGCTGAATGGTAACACTTCGCTTGCCATCAATAGTACTCTTAGCCTTGCCAATCCCGTACTGGGCGCACTTAACGGAATCGCCTCCCTGTTTGGAGTTCCTACACTGGGAGAAGTCCTGGCGCAGACATTCAGCTCTCCTGACACAAGTACGCCAGATTCTACTGTCGGCGGCAGTGGCATGACTGGATTCGGGCAAGTTGGCAGCGATCTTGGCAATCTGCGCTACTCTCGCGATGATGGTGGCAGTGGTGGGGGCTTTGGCGGGTATGGTGGCGGCATTGGACAATCTGGCGGTAATGCTGCTGGCGTCGGGTCTCATCAAGCATAATATAGTGACTCAATCTCTTACCCTCAAATTCTTTGGAGATATCTCATGAGCAAACTTGGAATCAATCAACTACGCCAGCGGCCCACACAGTTGAATTCTACTGATCTTGTTGCTGTGCATGACTTGGAAACCGGAGAAGATGTGGCAGTTCCGGTTGGCAGTGTGGGGGGTGGCACACTGCCAGACCCGCTGGTCGCAAACATCATCCCGCGCTATGACACGCTGGCCAACCTGCTGGCGCTGACGGGAAATCTCGGGGAACTGATGGTGCCGAGCAACGCTCCTGGCATTGTGGTGCAGCTTCCCGCCGGACAGGGCGGAACTCAGCTTCTCGGTATGCGGTCGGATGTTCGAGGCATCAGTGGCAATGCGACCGCAGCCGGGAATACACTCACTACAGCACTTCCCTTCAAGCCGCGTTTCATCGTGTTGTCTTTCACCTCGAATATCGGCGCGTACTATGGATTCCACCCAGTGAGTATTGACGCCACTGGTGACGCATCTGCCGGGGTTGGCGTTGCTATCTTCCCGCAATACAGTGGAGGGTATTTTGCCCCTGCCAGTAGCCCCTTAGCTGTATCGGACAACGGAACCCAGATTGTCACCGCGTCTGCAATGGCGTGTTCCAACACAGTGCTCTCAATGGACGTTCAGGTGGACGCCGGCGCGGACGTGGCGGTCACTGGAAGCGTGTTTCTGTTCGGTTAAACCATGGTGTGGATCATTGGTTATCAGGGGGATCAGAACCTGCGCCTGACGCTGACGGCTCGGACGCAGGCCATTGCCGCAGGCACGCAGCGCCTGCAAGAGCGCGACGTGGAGTCCGACTACACATTCTCCGCCGGTTCCGCCACCATGTTTGATGTGTCGTTGCAGCCCTCTACGCTATATCCAGACTACACACTTGCTAACAACACACCGGACGTGGCTGCACTGAGTGGAAACAGTGCAGAGTACCGTGGTCCGGGACTGTCAAGACTGTCTGCTACTTACCGTGGAGGCACTGTCATACGGGAGTGGGAAGTGGACGGTCCAGCTGTCAGTAAGGCTTTTGTGCGCTGGGTGCCGGGGTCTCTGGCGGCACATGTCTATGATGCCTGCGCCGCAATGATTGCTAGCAAGACTCCTAGCGACTCTACGCGGCTGGTCTACAGCAGTATTTCCGGTAACACCTCCGCACTGTCAGCAACGCGAAACAGTGGAAGTATTGCTGCTGCTTACGATATGTCAGCCATTAGTGCCTGCATTGGTGACCAGACAAACAGTCAGTATCCAGGCATCCTCGTTACGCCTGAACACGTCTGGTGCATGCACGTCACACGTAGCGTTGGAGATAAAGTTGTCTTTGTGGAGATGAATGGCACGCAGCACACTCGGACAATTTCTGCTGCTATAGGAGTTGGAAACACTTGGCAGATGTGTCGCTTGGGCAGTCCCATTACTGCTATTGCCCCCATGAAACTGCTGCCCACTGGCTGGGAGTCCTACATGCGGCCTGGAACGCTCTACGCGGACGGCATACAGTGGCCCGCTCTCAACATAGAGCATGCCAGTGGCGCGGCGCGGCTGCGATTCCTACAGGTTCAGAGCCGCACGAACTACAACAACGGATTTCTAGTCGGGCATTTTACTGCCGGCCAGTTCTCGGGCTGGAGTGATGACGTGCAGGGAGGAGACAGCAACGGCCCGCTACTGTTCCCCATCAATGGTGAGCTAGTGCTGGCCGGCACGCAGTACCTGGCTTCACTGGCTGCATGGCCAGATGCCTACGATATTGAAGGGGCGCTTCAATCTATTGGAGCTAACGGGAGGACTCTCACTAGAGCATCCCTTTCTTCTTTTACTCCATACTACTAACTGAAAGAATAAATCATGGACATTAACCAACTTCTCTCTCAGTTCACTGGCGCAGCACATGCTCGCATCAACCAGAACACTGCTGCACAGCAGGAGTTGGATGTGGGCACTGCGCAGATCAAAACGCTCATGAATACAAATGAGCAAGAAGCTGCTGCATTGGTGCAACAATCTACTGCTGCAGCAGCTGAGCAGGCTGCAATTGACTACAAAATAGGCAAAGCCAAGGAAGCAAACGCAGCACTGGTTGGCATGAATCCTGACGATCTTGACAATGAGATGGTCAGGAGCATGGCTGCATTCACCTCTGAGCAGCAGCAAGTTCAGGCACTTGAGCAGCAACGAGGTGTTGCGATGCGCACTATTGAGCAAATGCAAAGCGTGAACTTGCTGGAGAATCCTATCCAGTATCTTGTGGCGCAACTTGCTCTGCCCACTGTCGCAGCCAAACATAACTCTCTCTTGAACCAAGAGAGCGAATCAATCACACGTCGAGAGCGTGCAGCAGAGAACATCACTACGCGGATGAATTTGCTCAATGCACGCAACAGCGCAGTTGTTGCTAATACCGCAGAGGCTGCTAATACTCTTGCACTCAAGAAAGCAGAGGTGGCTTCTCGCACTGCGCAGCTAGAACTCAACACGATGAAGATTGACAACATCTCTAAAATCGGGGCGCGAGCACTAGACAGCTACCGGCTTGCAGGGGATGTATTCCAGATTCAGTCTGATCTCATCAATAAGCAAATTTCCCTGGAGCAGTGGGCACTTCAACGTGCAGCATTGGCAGAGCAGCGTGCTGCTGCAGCTGCTGAGCGCCGGGCGCGGGCTGAGACAAAAGCTGAAGTTGATGCTGAGCGCGAGCTGTTCAACAAGCAGTTGGCAGCAGCAAGTATGGCGCTCGGCTACACCAGCCCGATTACTCTCACGTCCATCAAAGTTCTGCCCAAGGACAAGCAAGATCAACTTGTCAAAGTTGCAGTGTCTGGCAAGTTCGGTGGCGGTCTGCTGGAGAGTATTGCAACTGTGCAGCAAGCTGGCATTCCGCAGGTTATCACTGCAAGCAACCCGGGCATGGCTAATTTCATCCGGGCCAGCGAGCTTGGAATTCAGAACTATCAGCAAGCTGTTGTTAATGAAGCTCTTGCCTCTGGACAAAAGGTTTCTGGCAAAGAAGCTGTCCAGCTGGCAGCAGATAAATATGAATACGAAGTTGTGCAATCTGCACAAAGTTTCGCAGCTCCCAAGTCGCTGAATTCCTCGCAATGGGACAGCACACTCAATCCATACAAACCACAATACTTTGCCCTGCTGGACGCGGTGGAAGCTGGCACAATCCCCAGCCTCAAAGGCAACGTGGCAGTTGACGCGCTGAAGACTGTGCGCTCTGCTACCATGGGACAGGGCGCTAGCGATAACCTCCGCGGTAAAGATATTGAGACGCTAGTCAAGACTGTCTCTCAGCAGGTGGCAGATGGCAAACTTCCGCTTGACAAGGCTGTCCAAGATATTGTGCGCCTGCACCAAGTTGCAGCTGCGCAGAACTTGAATCTGTACAACTACACACAATTTGGCTTGCCGCAGCAAACTTCTGCGATTATCACAGTTCCAGCGCTGAACATGTTCAGCCAACCATTCAAGCTCGATCTGATGGATCCTGCTAGCGTCAAGAAAGAAATCACGCGCATGGCAGTGGACCAGAAAAAGGGCACACTTGGCGCCCTGTCGCAGCAGCAGTCTCAAAACCTTCAGGCTAACCCGATTCTGAGTGGATTCAATCGTCAGCTGTTTGGTGCTCCCAAGCAATAAGCCTGCTACTTCCTGTAGCGTTTAACTCTCCAAGTTGCCCGATGGGGCTAAAGGAAAATCATGCCATTTGAGTACCATCCCGTAAATCTCGCAGCAGAAACTACCGACTATCAAGCCGGTACGCTCACACGTTTGAATGCAGCGATGAGCAAAGGTGTGCCAGCTGCAGCAGTTAGTGGGGCAATGAGCATCTATAACTCTTTCCTCTCTACAGAGAATGAAGTAGACATTGAATCTGCCGTCCGCAGGTTCGGTGGCGATGAGATGGGGGATTACTACGCAGAGAACCGCAATGCCCTTGATCTTGTTGGCTTTGTTGGCACTGCACTCATTCCTGGCTCCATTGGCGTGAAGGGTTTGCAGCTCGCTCGTGCGGGTGTGACAGTTGGTAACTTTGGCAAGTACCTCAACTTGGCCAATAGCAATAAATCCAAGTACCTACAAGCTGCATTGCAAGAAACTGCAGCAACTGGTGGCACTATTCCCAAACTCCTTACTAAGAATCGTCTGAAGTATCTTGGCTGGGAGACTGCCGACCAAGCTATGCAAGCCACTGCTGCAGAGCTTATGATCGCTGCGACCATGAATGATTCTCCGGTATTTGAGGGCGACAGTCTCGGGGATTTTGGCTGGAACGTTGCGCTTGGCGCAGCATTCGGTGGGGTGATTGGCGGAGCGGTTGGCAGTATTGCTGCTAAGGGCATCATGCGCAGCGCAGAGAAGGAGATTCAATCTGCTGCTCGCCTGCACGATGCGCTCAGTGATCCTGCAAAACTTGGCTTGAGCAAAGGTACGGAATCCTTGATTATGGCAGAGTCTCTGCTATCTTTGCCGCAAACTGCTGACAATCTTAAATTCAGCTATAAGCTGGATGGCAAAGCGCAGAGCATCACGCTCAATACAGAGAAAGCTCTCCAGCGGATTACCATGGAGGCTGAGCGCCTAGGCGCAGACAAGCTAGCCATGAAGTTCAATACTCTCGCACAGGGAGACGAGCGTATTGGACAAGCATACTTCCAATTCATGCAAAACGCGGTTGAAGCCAGCAAAGCTGCTGGGCTCTCTCCAACTGAGATTACTCAGAAATTGCATGGATATCTTGCCAATCTCGACAGTATCAAAGCTATTGACATTGCAAAGATTGAGTTGGATAAGCGCAAGTTTTACGTCACTGCGAAAGCTGCCGGCGATAGTCCGCTTGAGCGACTGACCGGTATGTTCTCCAAGAAGCGCACTAAAGATACGCTTAAGTCTCCGTATGTGCTCGCAGATGATATCACTGAAACTGACATTGTTATCAAGAACGCCGACGAAGTTGTGGGCACCAGCTTGAAAGAGATGTTCAGGAGCGCCCCTGACGCAGATATTATTCGCTTGGCCGATGGCAGTGTGCGGGTTAACCCACTCTCTCAGAAGATCATCAAACTCAAGGAGAATCCTGTTCAGATCAGTCAACTGATTGATCTTGAGACTGGTGCGCTCACCAATGAGACCGCTGCAGTTATTGGTGATATTCTCAAGAAGGGACGATTGCAAATCTCCCCAGATGCGATCTACGTTAACGGACAGAAATATGCCATGGCAGCAAGTAAGGCTGCTAGCATGGCAGATTCCCCACTGGAGTCTTCGGCTCGCTGGGCATGGGTCAGCCAACTCAACGCTTCTGCGTTGAAAACTGCTGCGAAAGATGGCGTGGATGTGTACGACTTCCCTATGTTGACTCGGCTGGCTGAGGCACTGGATAAGAAAGAACTCACTGAAGCTCAGCTGCGTAATTTCAAGTTGTTTGATTCTGCCGCTGGCAATGAAATCGAGTGGGATGATGTTGTCTCTTTGCGCAGTCTGCTGGACGAGAAGCGACTTGAGTGGCTGGAGACTGAGTTCGCAAACTGGACGGAAGCTATGGGCTCTGTGCCAGATGTTCGCGTGCTGGCTGCTCACTTGAACACTGACTATCGGTGGATTGAAAAGAGCATTGAGAGCGGATTCGCCCCACGTAAGCCGAACATGCCAGATCCAACAGATGGCAAAGTCTTTGACACTGCGGAAGCGCTCAAACCTCGCACTGTCATGGCTACGTGGGATTTCGGGTGGACTCCCAAGTTGTTGCCAGAAGAGGCGTACAACATGAATATGGGCCCAGCACACCTCATAACAAAGGAACTCACTAAAGAGTACCAACGTGCTGTACGTACTCAGGTTAATGAGACCGCAGCTGCTGCCGTGCTTGGAGCTGATCTTGACCAGTTTATGCCAGCATACAAACTCCTCTCAAGGGATACTGGTGTTGAAGGCGCAGGTGCTACGTTATTTGGTGCTAGCAATGCTGGCTATGGCGAGCGTGCGCGCCTGTGGGTGCAGAATACTGGTAAATCTGTTGCGTTAGTTAGTCAACGCAGGATGGATCAAACTGTCGAGTCGCTGGCACCTCATGTTAACGCGCTGAGGGAAGATACCGAAGCAGCTGCAGAGCTTGGCATTGTTACTACTATGTTGCGCCGTAGTCAGCATCGCTACATCGTTGACCCTGAAGACCCTACACGACTCATCAGCACTGAAGTGATTAAACTTGCCAAGTCCAAAAAGATTGGTATTGATGAAGCTCTTGCGCTGATTCCTGAAATCAAGGGAAGTCCTGCAAGCATTCAGATCAGAAACAAGCCTGTCGCAGACTTTCTTGCAGAAAGTGCAAACATCAATCATGCTCGCCAACAGAAGTTTGGTGTGCTGCACAATGCTGCAGGCCTCACGCGTAACCTAGATGAAGCTCCTATTGTCTATGCTCCGCCCATCAACACTGTGAAATATCAGTACCATGCGTTTGTCAAAACCAAGCCGAAGCTCGGCCTTGGGACGGACGTTGGCATGATTACAGCCAAGGATGAAGTACAACTCAGGGAACTTGCTAATTCTGTTAGCGATGACTTTGATGTGTTCTTCAAGCAAGATACTGATAACTACTTCAAGATCAAGGGAGAGTATGACTATCAGATGACCCTGCATGAAAGTGCAGTGCAGACTGAATTGTCACGTCGGGGAAAACTTGCTGATGCTTTCCCTGAAACGCGATTTGAAAACATCAATGAAGATTGGCTACAATGGCACGCTCGGCAAGAAGAGAAACTTGTTCGTGAGGCAGTGCAAGTTCAGTCTCGCGAGTTCTTCTCCGAGCTGAGACTTCTGTCTGAGCAGTATCGCAAGGTCAGCGAGTCTGTGACCCGTGGAATTGGTTCTCGCTTCAAGAGTAAAGTTGCTGACCCATTCGGCGACTACATCAAGACTGCGCTCAATATCAGTAAACAGCAAGAGTTTCCGCTGCTTGACTCGTTGAATGAGTTCGTTGATAAGCTTGGAGTTACTGCGTGGGATGCAATCAACAAAGGCTTTGCCGATGCAAAGAATGGTATCATAAGCTGGGAAGATGCCAACAAGATCATGGAAGAAAAAGGTATCGGTGGTATGTACAAGGGCTGGGATGACTATCTTGCAGCCAATGAGCGCTATCCCAAGAACTTGATCCGCACTGCATTCCAAAAAGCAAACATGGCGCTGGCAACAACCATGCTCCGTTTTGACTTTGCCAACAGTCTCATCAACGTCATCAGTACCCCTATCATGCTCGGCACTGAGATGGCCAGCATCAAGAAGATGATTCGCGATGATGACACCATGGCTGGCGCATTGAGAGAATTGACCTCTGTCAAGATTCCAGGGCATCCTGGGCGCGCACCCTCTACCACTAAGCTCATCGGCAACAGTATCAACAACTTCTTCTCAGGTGAGAAAGATCAGCTGCTAGCTCGCTATAAGGGAATTGGAGCAGTTAAGGATGTTAGCAGTCAGTACCATCAGATGCTTGACATGGTTGCGTATGATCCTAAGCTGGAGATGGGAAAGTGGAGCAAGCGCATTGACTCTGCTGTGGAGCTTGGCGCAAAGATCAGCGGCAACACCTTTACTGAGGATTTCACTCGCTTTATCTCTGCTGATGTTATGCGCCAGCTGAGTCAACCGCTGGTTGATGGCGGCAGGCTTACCATCAAAGAGCAGAATGCATTCATCAGCACATTTGTCAACAGGGTACAAGGTAACTATGTCACCAGTCAGCGCCCAGTCGTGTTCCAAGGAACCACAGGTGCAGCTGTCAGCCTGTTCCAGACATACGCATTCAACGTGCTGCAGCAGCTGTACCGGCACATGGAGCGAGGCGATAAGAGGACACTTGCTATTTTTGCGGGTCTGCAGGGAAGCATCTTCGGCTTGAATGGTCTGCCTTTCTTTGATGCTGTCAACACTCACCTTATCGGGGGAATGATTGCAAACAACCCAGAACACAAAGATGCATACAGTGCACTTCCTGCCTTCAACAAAGAACTTGGAGATTGGATGCTCTATGGAACGGCTTCTGCATTTCCTCTTTTCAGTGGCAGTGCGCCTGCGTTCTTTACCCGAGGAGATATTAACCCTCGCCACGCTCTTATTCTACCTACTGCTATTGCAGATGTGCCTGCCGTTTCTGCAAGCATAAAGCTTGCCACTTCTCTGTACGACACTGGCAAGAATATTGTGCAGGGCGCAGACTTTGGCGACACACTGTTGCAGGGGCTGGAGCATCAAGGATGGAATCGTCCGTTGGCTGGATTTGCGCAACTGCTGGCTGGGCGGAGCACAGATAATAAAGGTGCGCTTATCAGTGCATCTATTGATCTTGAGACGTCCAGCTATCTGAGCAACTTTGTGGACCGGGCTATCTCCATTGAAGGTGCAACGAGGCTGCTTGGTGCCCGTCCGATGGATGAAGCCGTGGCACTTAATGCCATGTATCGTAACAAGAGTTACGAAGCAATGGATCGTGCCAGGATTGAGAGACTTGGAGAGCAAGTCAAAACCAAGCTCTATTCAAATGAAGTGCCAAGCACTGAGGAACTTGAAGATTTCATGCTGCGCTATACAAGGTCTGGCGGCAGAATTGAGAACTTCTCACAAGCTATGCAACGTTGGAGTAGGGATTCCAATGTTAGCATTGTCAACCAGCTTGCGCAGAAGATGGGCAATCCATACGCACAAAAGTTGCAGATGCTTATGGGCGGGGAGGAACTCTCTGATTATCGCAACAACCTGATGAGTCAGGAAGCAAGCCAGCAATTTGAAGAATAGCCAACATAAAGCAGGCAAAAAAGTAGCAGGCAAAAAGAAACCCCCTACTCCGCAAGGAGAGGGGGCTTTTTATTGTCAGGTTGTATTTGTCAACAAGCAGCTAGATAATCAGTGAATCTTCGCATTAGCATCACTGCGCAGCCATGCCATCGGCATTTCTGTGTGACGCTTCACGATCACACTTTTGATTGCTTTGCATTTTAGGTGGGTTTCTGCTGCGGTGCGTGCGCGACCCTTTGCCTCAGCTTCACTGTCAGCTGTCAGATCCAGCACAACAATTCCTTTAACAGAATCAACGACGACTGCACGCCAATTATCAAGTAGGATAATCATTCAGTTTCCTTTCAAAGTTTTCAATGGTTCAATGTTCATGTGCGCTCCTTTGCGGCGTCGATGGCTGCGTCAAGGTAGCCCCCTCGAACCGGCTCTGGTGCGATGTGCGAATCAAATGCAGCGGGCCAATGGTCACTGTCGCGCAGCCACCGGTACCGCTCCGCATCCTTGCGCACAGCCTCAAGCTCTTTGCGCAGGTTTGCATTTTCCACTTGTAACTCAGCATTGAAAGCCATGCGTCTGTACTTCATTGGAACAGACTTTGCGGCGACAAGCTCTCGCTCAAGCTCCGCAATGCGCTTGTCACGCTCTGCGCAGGATGCAGCTTCGATGGCGCGGGCAGCCTCTGCCCACTGTGCATCAAACAGCAGTTTTGGGGCTGGGTTCATGTTCGCAATCTGTTCATCTGTCAGCATATTCACTCCTTGATGCCGTGAGCGGCCTCTGCGTGCCGAATGCCGAGTTCAAAGTCTTGCCTCGTGACAAACTTGCGAGCCTTAACCGCAGCCTCATACAGCTGATCGACTTGCTCATCACTGAGCGGCTGCGGCTTGGCCTGCTGGGCGGCCTTCTGTATCGGTTGCGTTGCGCACGGTCCTGTGCAGGTTTTTCCTTCGCCATGACAACTCGGGTAGGTGCAAAACACCATCCTGTCCTGTTGCACTGCGGCGGTCTGCTGGGCGGGACGGGTGTAGAGCGGTTCGGTACACGCTTTTGCGTAGGCGATCATCGTGCTGGTGTCGCTTCGGCTTGCTTCGCGGTCCCTCCATTTGGCCTCCATGATGTTTTGGTGGCACTCCGGCTGGTAGTAAGCAAACGGCTCCTGCTGCATTACGCCCGCATGAATGAGGTCGCAGCCGTCACGTATCGAACGCACAACAACCTCGCGTTCTTCGCGTGACAGCGGCTCCTGCTGCACCACGGCGGCGTCAATCTGCAAGACGACACCATCTGGCACACCCTGCGCCTGAATGGCTGCGATGGCGTAGCGTTCGCGCATGTCGGCGGCCAGCAGTGGGTGCGGGGCTTCGACAGCATCGGCGTAGGCTTTCAGTGCGGCGCGTGCAGCAGGGTCGTGGTAAACGTCCAGAACGAAGTATTCGCAGCCGTGGTGTTTTCGGCCCGGCTCGCTGCTGCCGTCGGTGCGGCGCACGTCGAACTTGCGGAAGAGGCCCTGCTGTTCTGCGGGCTTGCTGGTGTCGCGCTCAGGCAGCGGCGGCAGTTTCGGTGTGTTCATGTTCTCTCCTTGTCGTGCGTAAATGCTTTTGCCGGTGTTATGCAACGGGCGGTGTTCCCGAATTGGTGTTGGGCTGCTTGAGGCGTTCAAAGGTAACAACACGGCGCAGGCCAAGCCGGCGCAGCTTGTCTTTGTCCGGGTTCGCCTTTTCGCCAGTGCGCAACCGAGACAGGTAGCCAACGTCAATCTCAGTCACGCGGGCAACTGCTCGCAGGCTCCCATGCTGTTCCACAAGTTCGTTTATTCGGTCCTTAATGGTCATAGAGGAACCCGAATAACATTTCCGCACGATTCGCACACATACACAGACTCACCATCGAACTCAATTGCAATCAGGCGGCCGTGGGTGTGGCGGCACAGTAACCGTTTGAAAAACTTAAGCATGGTTCACTCCCTGATGTTGTGGAAACGCTCAACTGCGCGAACGATCAGCGGAAAACTGCCCGGCATCGAATCCCAGCCAAGCTGTTTTGCAATCTCAGCGGCCTGATCCAGCGTCATCGGCTTGCTGGCAGGCTGCTGGCGGGTGTAGAGCTTGGTTCCAGCCGGGATCATCTTGAGCATCTCCACATCTTGGTGCCCGTGCTCGCCGCAGTCGATGATGCAGCGACCGTGATAGATCATCACCGGCTCATCCTGCGCTGCTGGCCTATCCGTCTTCAGCGGCCACGGAAATGCCGCAGGCGTGCCGGCTGGCGCTGCTGGCTGCTCCGGCTGTGCTGGTGCTGCGGCGAGCATTGCACGAACCGCGTTGATGTTGCGGTCAGCGGCCTCCACCATCCACGCAGAGTTCGATGGGCTATCTCTGTCACGCTCCATTGCGGGTACGGCAAAATCGAGGGCCAGCTTCAGCGCATCCGTTCGCACCAGCTTGCTCCCATCCGGCACCCGCTGCGCAAGCTGCTGCTGCAAAGCGGCAACGTCCTTTGTGTATCTGTCACTCCGTCGTTCGGCCTCGTTTTCCCAGGTTTTGCGAGCTTGCTTTTCATCTTCAAGCTGCTGCTTCAGGCCCTCGTTCTCCGCCCGCAGTACAGCACAAGCGCTGCCGATCAGATCACAAAGTTCATTGTAATCTGCCGCATACTTAGTTGCGTATGCGTACGCGCTATCTAGCGTAAAATTCGTAGTGGCCGGACTCATACAATTTTCCTTCCATTAGCATAGCCAACAAACTCATTGAACATGAACAGCTCTTCAGCTGTCAGGTCAAATAGAGACTCAGTTGCTTCAGTCCAATACCACATGGACCAGCTGAATTTTGTGTGAAGTCTTGCGGTCATGATTCTGCTCCTTGCTCCTTATCATGCTGACGCACTGCGGCCTGAATGTAACGTCGAATCATAGGCTCAGGTTTCCAGTAGTTCGGACCTTTCTGAACTTTGCCGCCTTCCATGAGCACGCTTCCATCTGGCATGAGCTTGCTCATGTTGCTGGCCATGATGATGCTCAGGATAATCTCTTGGTCCAAGCCGAACTTGAGCATCTCACTGGCGCAGTAAACTTGGATATCTCCAAGCCAATCCGCAAGATCAACAAGCACGTCAGTGGGACCAGCTGTGCCATCTTTCACGCGCAGGATGATATCCTCAACTTCTTCAATTTCATCCCGCAGAATCTTCTTGAAAGCTTGCATGCGCGCAATGAAGTGCGCAGGATTGCTGAACAGAATCGTCGGCACGGTGTTCACTGGCAGGCCGTACATCTCATTGAATGCACGAATCTTCTCTGGGAAGGTGGTACACACTGCAGTGAGCTGCTCAGAGTTTTTGAGATTGCTGGGGTTTTCCATAGTTTGTTTCCTTGAGTAAAGAGTAATCAACATATACCAGCCCGCTGTTGAGCCGTTGCTTAACAAGCATATAACCCACGATGCCAGAGCCTTTCGTGCCAGTCACATGTTGTATCTTGTTTCCTTGCAGCATACCTGCAAGTAGTTTGTTCAAATCTTCAATGCGCTCAAGATCGCTCTGCACGTGCATCCAGATACTTGTCACATCCATTGGCTTATCAGCTTCCGCTAGCACAGATATAACTCTTGCAGCTACGTCAGCATTCCTACTTTTGCCGAACTCTCCGAGAGCTTGCGGCATCTTGTGTTCTGTGTACGTGAGCAGCGTATTTGCAAACAAAACATCCTCAGGGATGATCTGCGTCCTGAGGTTTGTAGCTGCAAACAGCATACATAGTTTCAAGAAGTGCGTGTGTCGCCGGGTGTTGTAGTGTTTAAATCGCACATCATTAATACCGGGATGTGTGCGATAGATGACAGACACCATGTCTTTGGCTTTGCTGGAGAATGTGGCCTCTCCGACTACTTCACTCTGGATGTTCTGCAAGAGGCCGATGAGTTCTTGCTTGAGCGCCTGCGGGGGAGCGACAGGAAATGGTATCTTCTTGCCACTGCTTTCACCATATATCAACAGTAGCCGAGACAGAAATCCCTGTCCTATTGACTCGGGAGGAAATGCAGCAGCAAAGCCAGTGTGCGTGTTTCCGCCCAGAATAGAAATAGTAGGCTGATATATGCTGACACTCCTACTTGTTTTAAGCCGCTGCGTGAAAGGTGCAGTAGGATCATCCCAGTCCCAAAGGCTACCAAGTAAAGACAGAAACTCAAGATTGCCATTTCCAACGAACTCATTGAATTCATCAGCGACAACATATACCTCTCTAGGGTCTGCATTTACGTGATCCTCTCCAAAAAGATTTGACATGACTCTGTTTGTGTCCAGAATCTTGCCACTGTCATCTTCAATGCCCTCAAGGTCAAGCAAGAATTTCTCCTTACTTGTCTTTGGCGCAGCAAACTTCTGATAGCCTGTAGCTGCAAGAATCTTCTTGGACAGCTTGATGGCCGTACTCTTGCGAGTACCTGGGTCACCAATCAGCATGATATATTGATTAGGCATGAGATTGAATTCGCCGAATGGCAGGTAGTATTGCCTACCAAGCATAGCGCCCACTGCGGCTAGCATACTCCAGCGATGGAACACCAACGGCGGTTCCGTTTCCTCGGCGTACTCAAAGTATTTGTCAAACAAAATGTTTTGCACAGCTCAAGCTTTCCAACTTTGGTTGTGTACTATCCTATACACTTGAGAGCTGGTGCAGCCGTGAAGCGCACCTAGCTGCTTCATGCTGAATTTTCCGCTAGCCCACTGCGCTTTTATTTCTTTTACTGCTTCTTCTGTCAGCTTTGTTTGGGGATTTTTTGCTCCTGCTAGGCTTCTTTTCTTTTCTCTCATGTCCTGCATGTTATCCGCCTGCGTTCCGAGCTTTAAGTGGGCTGGATTTATGCAGCGAGGATTATCGCAAGTATGCATGACCACCTTACCTGTCAAAGCTAGCACAGAGACTCCTACAGAGTTAGCATATACGTGCCTATGAATTTCTGTAGTTATTCCATCTATTGTAGCCTGAGCGTATCCAGGTCCGCGGCCTGCGCTATTGTGGTCAATGCACTTATACGTCATTTTATGTCACTCCAAAATTTAGCGGGAACTTTTCCATTGCCGATGGCCATGTCAGGTGGAATGAGCATGGTTCTGGTGACGCCTTTGATATCTCTGATCTGCACAGGATTTTTCATGCGCTCTTGCACAATTGCAGGAGTGTCTGCTCCCCTGTAGGCGAAGAAGATGGAATCATGAATCTGTGCCTTGATGCGCACCTTACCGCGAAGATCGCCATACAAGCTATCTCGCCAGATTTGATAGAACACTTTGTTGATGATCTGCACAGAAAGATTCTGCGGACCATGAGCAACGGCAGCGTTCAGTGCTGGCTTGGATTTTGTGGGATCAGCAAAGAAGTAGCGAGTCCAACCCAGCTGGGAGACAAGTTTCTTTGTGAGCTTGATGGCACTCTTGATGCTGTCGTACCAATCGCGCTTGACCTCTGGGTAAGTTTTTTCATAAGTCTGCAACAGATGCTGACAGACTTGAATCAGTGTCCAGCTTGCAGGCAACTTCAGGAGAAGTCTTGCTTCTGCCACTGCCTTTGGTCCCATCGTGTCGAGCAATACTGCCGCGCCCATGTTGTAGTTAGAGCCATGATTGACTCTCTTTGAAAGGTTACGTAGCGGTTTGTCAACTCGCTCATAAGGAACACCGAAGAATTTATGAGCATTCCATGAGTGGTAGTCTTTATCCGACTCAACAAGGTCAATGAGAGCATGACAGCCGGAAAGGTATCCAACGCATCGAGCCTCAGACTGAGAATAATCTCCTTCTCCGAAGCCGTCCCATCCGGCATCACACTCAATCCAACCCTTGACGTCCGGACCACCGGGAACGTTTTGGATTTGAAGTCCACACCAGAAATTAGATTCTGTGCTTGCAAAGCGACCAGATTCAGTTCCTGCTGGGTTAGTTTTGTAGTGTAAGCGGTCATTCCAGAATTTCTCCCAAACAAAATAAGTAGAAAGAAGTTTAGCCTGCTCTCGGTAGGCAATGATTTCAGAGATAATCAATTCATTGAAGGGGTGAACAGCGGCTGCTGCATTAAGTGCCTTAGCGTCACTGCTTTCCACGTTGCCCATGCCAAGAATTTTGAGCAGATTCTTAACTTGCACAGGGCTACGAGGATTGAATCTGGGGTGAATCCATTCAGCAAGATTCTTTGCGTGGCCTGCAAGCTTATGTTCAGCTCGCGCCTTGTTGATTTCAAATCTTTCCTTGTTGACCTTGAGACCATCAATCTCCATGTGCAGGCATGGAAAGACAAGTGGAAACTCCATGAGATAGTTCTTATGCGCCCACTCAGGAGCTTCTGCGATCATGCTCAAGTAAGAATTGAGCGTAGCCCAGCAGTCGCGAGCATTATACTCGTACAGATCGAACTCGCTACCATAGCTGTCATCCTTCCAGTAGCGAACATCCCGCACACAAAATGCAGTGATGAAGCCTAGATCTTTGGAGAGCTCAGCGTACCAGCTGTGGAAGAAGTGGAGCGTATCATGCAGCCATGCAGTGACAGGAACATGCCAGCGCATGAAGTATGCGTTGTCATACATCCCGTTCTGGAACAGCTTTGGGATTTCCGTAGCATTCAGCTTACGAACGAACTGAATTGCAAGAGGATCCTTGAAAGGAACCACCACAGTGTGAGTGCTGCCATCAGGAAACAGCCCACAATAACCAACGCAGCGAATCCTGCGAAAATCATCATTGCGGTAAGTCTCAATGTCAACAGACAGTAGTCGCGCAGTAGAAAACTTAGCAAGTAGTTCATCGGAATTGTTGGTTGACCAGATGGTCCAACTGAAGTTAGTTTGTTGCGGCCACTTCTCAGGTGTGAGAAGCTTTGACATGAAGCGTTTGGCAATGAACGCACCTTCAGGTCTGGTGACAAGCTGCTCAAGCGGATCAAGAACCACAACCTTAACATCATGCTCACAGCGCAGCTTATCACCGGGAATAGTGAAGCAGCTGCCAGCGTAGTCATTCAGCGTCAGATTCGCAGGCTTGCCCAGCTTGTTGATTGGATGGCGAAAATCTGGCAGACACTTCAAGAGTGTCGCCAGAGTTGTTTGGTTGCTGCAAAAGATGTGGGTGATGCCGTGCGCCTTGCACTTGGCGCCAATGCTTGCGGCGTACTCTTGTGGGTCAAGAGATACTTTTAGGGCATGTGCGCCGACCAACTCACGGAATCTTGTGAGGTACGAGCGATCAGCTTCACTCCCGAACAGTGCAAATATCTTCTGCATGATGTATTATGCTGGGCAATATGTTGTTTAGCTTTTTACTTCTGATGACTGGCGCCCATCTCCAGCTTACTGTAGCACTGATCTGGCAATGCTCGCGTCAACAGTTACGTGCCTATAGTGGCTTGGCATGCCACACTCATCAGAAGTAAAAAGCCCGCTACCCCGTAGAGTAGCGAGCAGTCTCACACTAAATACTTAGCATGAATAGCGCGAGCTATCAGACAACCACCACATCCTTCAGCCGGAAGCGGTACATGCCTTCGTTCTTCTTGTCAGCGGTGCGCAC